AAACAAATCTAACGATAAAATAACATATAGAATGGGATTAACCGCCACCCCAGTGAGTGACAGTTTTTTAAAGTTATACCCTATGCTGCGTATAATTGACGGGGGGCTTGCATTAGGTAGGAACAAACAAGGATATTTAAGTAAATATTTTCACCCCACCGACTATAAACAATATAATTGGGAGCTAAACCAAGGGAGTGATTTCATTATATTAGAAAAAATTAAACATCTAATATGTGATGTAAAAACGAACAAAGCGGATACCCTACCCCCTATCGAGTATCACGAATTAGTTTTTGATATGCCTAAGACCACACGAGATATTTATACCAAGATGAAACGTGACCTATTAATAGAAGGTGCTTCTGATGTGGTAGCGCCTAATATGGCGGTTTTATCTGGAAAGTTGCGACAAATAGCCTCAGGCTTTGTTATTGCAGAAGATAAAAATGTCATAGATTATGATACCGCTAGAGCGGAAACATTGATTAATCTACTGCTAGAGACTCCCGAGGATAGTGCTTTAGTTCTCTATGAAAATAACAATCAACGGATTCAAATTATTAATTTACTTAGAGAAACAGCATTTACGTATTCAGCGGTTTTTGGTGGTAGTGATAACACAGAGGATATAAATAAATTTAAGCGCGGTGATATTAATATATTAGTCGCTCAAATAAATACTTTATCTCACGGGCATGATGGGCTACAATATAAATGCTCTCATTTAGTATTCTATGCGCCTATATGGTCGAACGATTCAACTATTCAAGCAATAGGCCGTATATGGAGACAGGGAACAGAGGCTAAGCGGGTCAAGGTTACAACATTAGTTTGTGATAAAACACTAGACGATATTGTGCTGTCACGTTTAGAAACTAAATCTGAAGGTATGGAGATGTTTTTATCACATTTAAGAGGTTGATATGCAAAAATTATTTGGTGTGGGGACATATGATGGAGATACATCTACCCAAAGGGAGATTAAAACAGAAACAGGACGTAAAGTTATTTGGAGATGTCATTACTATTCTAAGTGGGTGGACATGCTAAGACGTTGCTATTCAGAAAGAGCAAAAAAGAAGAACCCAACGTATGAGAAAGTTTTTGTTTGTGATGAATGGTTAATATTTTCAAACTTTAAAGCGTGGATGATTAATCAGGAGGCTGTTTTCGGTAGCATAACAGGTAAGGAGTTAGATAAAGACATAATAGGAGATGGGGTTTTATATAGTGAAAATAATTGTTGTTTTATATCTAGGAAAGTCAATTTATTTTTTTCTTACCAGAGATTAAAAAAGGAATCAAAGCTCCCTGCGGGAGTTATAAAGCATACAAATTCAGTCGGTCGTATATATTACGTAGCTAAGATACAACACCCAGTAGGGTATAAAAATTTAATTAAAGCTAAAAGAATATCTTTAAAATATTGCAGAACCCCCGAAGAGGCTCATTTTATATGGGCAAAGGAAAAATTAAAAATAGCTGAATTTGTAATAGCGGATTGCGGTAATGATAAAATTATAAACGCGGTTAGGGATAAACTAGCAATCCTTATATCTGATGCAGAGAACGAATTTAATAAAATAAAAGGATAAAGCAAAATGAAACATCTAACAATCGGCGGCTCTACAATAGCCCGAACAATAGTTTGCCCAGCTTGGGTATCAAGAAGCAAAGACGTAGTTCGCAAACCCGCTGGCGAAGCTGCGAACCTTGGCAACCTATTGCATGATGCTATGGAAAACTATTATAAAAATGGCGCTGACTTTGAAAGCCAGATAGAAAACGGATTAACCTTTGCTGATATCACCTTAACAGATGAACATCTACCCATATTAGATAAAATGGTAACAGCAACCGAAAATGTTTTAGACGAATATAATATTGTTGATTTAGTGTTAGAGCCTTTTGTTCAGTTAATACCAGATTTAGCTGGCGGATCAATTGATATGTTAGGTATTAGCGAAGACGGAAAGACCGCCTTAATACTCGATTATAAAACGGGTCGAGGTATTGTTCGGGCTGAAGATAATGCCCAATTAATGTTCTACACGTTATGTGCAAAGACAGATGACAAAACAAAATTACTGTTTAAAGATGTAGAGAATTTCGTGGCGGCTATCGTACAACCTCATGTGTACGGCTTAGACGCTGATATATTCGAGTTTGATAACGCAACACTAGACCGGTTCATTACTATCGTTGGTAAAGCGATAGAGCAAGCACAATCCGATAAACCGAAAGCGTCAGCGGGTACTCATTGTCATTTCTGCCCATACTCGTCTTTCTGTAAAGAAAAGAGAGAGCAGGCTAAAACGGCGTATCTAATAAACACCAAAGATAAAAAATCATTATCGGAAGCATTGTCCTTGGCGCATGACCTAAAAGCTTGGTGTGTTAGTGTGATAGAAGATGCGGAGTTCTTTATGAATGAAGGAGCAAAGATTGACGGATATAAGCTTGTTAACGGTAGAAGCATAAGAAAATGGGCAGACGATAAAGAGGCAGAGAAACAATTGGCGGGGGTTTTCGGTGATGCCGCGTACAACAAAAAACTTATCAGTCCGACCCAGGCGGCTAAACTATATAAAAAATCTAAAGTTGACGGGCTTATATATGATTATTTAGTGGTAAAACCTGATGGGAAACCAACCGTTGTTAGTGTGGATGACCCAAGAGCTGAGATAACTACAGATAATATTAATAAAAATCTAAATACTTTCTTGACTAATAAAAAGTAATCCAGTAGTATTAATCTCGTTGGCAAAGAAGCCAGCGAGAAAATTAACCAGCAAAAACTAACAGCAATATAGGATAAAATAAAATTATGTTTCCAACTACAGCAAACTCCGCGACAAACCTAGCCTCAATGTTAGCCGAAACCAAAGTGACAGAATCAACTAACGCAGCAGGCAAGGCGTTTATGAAATTCGATTTTAAATCTGGTGATTTCGCTTTTGGACGCGACGGTGAAGATATTACAGGCGAAACTATTGTAATAAACACATACTCCATCCAACATGGTTGGACGTTATGGGTTAACGGCTCACCTAAAAAAGTCTCTGCTCCTTTCAATGAGGAACTGCCAGAGCCTATGCCTAGTGTCGATGGTAATGACCCTACTGAATCGCGTTCTTTTGAAGCCCGTTTTGAGGATGATCCAGATACTATCTTAGTGTTTGATTCAAATTCTCATGGTGGAAGAACTGGCGTTAATAAGGTGCTGGAACAGATTAGAGCTAGAGCTATAAGCGGTGAGACAGAGTATCTGTTCCCACGTGTAAAACTTGACTCTGATAGCTACAAAGCCAAGCAGGGTGCTACAGTACATAACCCAATTTTTACTGTGGTGGGTTGGATAAACGCTGAAGGTACTGAGCAAGTATCGACAGCAAAACTTGAAGAAGTTCAAGACGACGCTGCACCTGTAAGACGTAGAAGAAAAGCTTGATAATTAATTAAATATCATTATTTTATACGCCCTATTTATTAGGGCTTTTTTATTTAAAGGATTTATTTATGTTATGGCTTGACTTAGAAACCCGCTCGCAATGTAATCTAATAACTTCTGGGTTAATGGCTTACGCTATTGACCCATCGACTGAAATAATTTGCATGTCATACGCTTTTAATGATGATGATATAAAAACATGGTTTGCAGAAGATGAAAAACCGTTCCCCGCTGATGTTATTAGCTACATAGAAAACGGCGGTATAATAACAGCTCACAACGCTCAGTTTGAAAGATATCTGTTTGATTATGTTGTTGCTAATGATTATGGATTTAAACCACCACAACTAACACAATGGCATTGTTCAAGCGCAAGGGCTATGGCTCATGGCATACCCGCTTCTTTGGGTGATATATGTAAGGCAATGCAAATACCTTTGCAAAAACAAACTGAGGGTAAGCGGTTAATACGCGACTATTGCGCCCCAGCTTTTAAAACTGAATGGTGTGATGATGATCGCAATCTAATGCAAGAATATTGTGAAATGGACGTTGCAACAATGCGCCAGTTCTGTTCCTGTTTACGTGAACTCACCCCATCTGAATGGGAACAGTATCACGCCACTGAGCGGATGAACTCGCGTGGCGTGCCGATAGACCTACCGTTTGTTAAGGCTGCGCTTAACTACTCAGTAGAAGTTAAAGCTGATGTTGATGGAAAGATAATTAAACTTACTGACGGTGATGTTAGAAACGCCAGAGCTAGAAAGGCTCGGGACGCGTGGTTAATGCCTCTACTCACAGAAAAACAGCGAAAACTATTGATTGTAAATAAAAACGGGGTAGAAAAAACCTCGCTAGATAAAGAGCATCAAAACTATTTGTTGGCATGTGATGACCTACACCCCAAAGCTGAAAAACTATTGATGTTGTTAGCAGATGCGGGCGGCAGTGCTTCATCTAAATTCAAAGCTATGTCTAATAAACAGGTTGATTCTAGGGTTTATAATTCTATGGTTTTCAGTGGCGCGGGTGCAACAGGTCGTTTTAGTTCGCGTGATACACAGTTTCAAAACATGGTTAGGAATGTCTTTAAAGATCCCGAGCCGTTGATTAACGATGTACTTAACAATAGGCCAATAGATAACCCAGCTGACTCGCTTGGTAGACTTACACGCTCTGCAATAACATCTAGTGAAGGTTTAACATATTCTGATTACTCACAAATAGAAGCGCGGGTTTTACCTTGGCTAGCTAATTCATCCGAAGCCGAAAAGACGTTAGATATATTCAGAGATGGCCGCGACCTGTACAGCGAAAACGCGGTAGGTATGTTTGGGCTAAGAGATATAAGCGAGGTAACAAAGGATTTAAGACAATCAGCCAAGACCGCAACATTAGCTTGTGGTTTCGCTGGTGGATTTCGTGCGCTGTTATCTATGGCTAAAATATACGGCTTAACCATGAGCGAAGAAGACGCTCGTGATAATGTAGCCAAATGGCGAGCCGCAAACAGTTGGGCTGAACCTTTATGGTATGGCTTAAAAGATGCGGGTCACGACGCTGTTAAGTACCCTAAGCAAGTTATGACACATGGGCGTATAAGCTTTTTGTATGACGGCGCTGATTGGTTGTGGTTGATGTTACCAAGCGGCCGATGTTTATCATATTTCAAACCTAAATTTGAACTAGTCACATATCCCTGGGGTGATGAGGGTTACGAACTTACATTCTTGTGGGGTTCTGGTAGACCTAAAGCTGGCGAGAAATGGCCTCGACAAACCGTATCCCCTATTACCTTTGTTCAACACGCTACACAAGCAGCCGCCGCCGATATAATGCGCGAAACGATAGTAAGGGCGGATAAAGCCTGTCTAAAAACATTATTTAGCGTCCACGACGAACTGATAGTTGAGGGCAGTTGCTTTGATGCTTTACATAACATAATGGAAATTACCCCAGAATGGGCAAAAGGGCTGCCAATTGACGCCGAAACCCAAGAAGCTACAAGATACGGAAAATAAAGATGAAAGTATGTAAAAAGAAACTAACGAAAAAGCAAAGAGATAATTTACAAAAACATTCAGTCGTAGATGAAAAAGGTTATCTACTTTTACCAACGTCACAAAAGGATAATAAGAAATGAGTAAATATGACGCAGTTAACAATCCCAAGCATTATGATTTATTCCCTGGTGAGCAGAGTATTGATCTGATTGAGAAATGCTTAACGCCAGAGGAGTTTAGGGGTTTTCTAAAAGGAAATTACTTAAAGTACCGCCTTAGGGCGGGCAACAAAGGCGATTTAAAACAAGATATTGATAAAGCTGATTGGTATCAATCAAAGCTACGGGCAGCCCATGAGAAGGAATGGCCGACTGATAGCAGGATTGACAACATTGGCACCAAATAAATTAAATAAACTTAACGCTTTACACTCTAATTAAACGGGTGTAAGGTTAAGTTAACTTAACCAACGGCAGAGAATAAAATGGATACTTACTACGACATGACACATCAAGAGCTAGCAGCTAATCATCATTATAATGAGCTTAACGCAACTGGTGAAACTACATTCATTAGCGATGTGGAAGACCGCACAGTCAGCATGAATGATATCACCGCTGATTGCTTGGTTGAAATCAGCATGACGGCTGACATACATAATCAGACTGAGCAAGGTGTTGATTTTGTTATGGCATTAAGAGAGCTAATTAGAGCCAAGCGACATGAATTAATGGACGAGGCATTGGAAGATTATTATGGAGTATAAAAAGTTGTTACGTGAGGCTTTAGACCATGCAAAGCTGCGCGGATTGAGATTGATTGACGTCGCTAAAAATTCAGGCGTTAGCCATGTGACCATCAGTTATTGGCTTAATGGAACGTCAGTACCGACAATATTAAACCTTACCGCTGTTATCAATGCTTGTGGTAAACAGCTTAAATTGAGAATGATATGAGCAGATATAACACCGATTCAGTATTTAGATGTGTCTCAAACATGCGTGAGCTTATACGGCTTTATAGCAAAGAGCATAAAAACACCGGGCAACTTGCTATTATATTTAAGTGTAGCCGTGAAGAGGTTGAACGGGCTTTGAAATCACAGGGGCAACTACTATGATTCGGTCGGTGTATTACGATCAAATAGATATACTAAAGTCAATAATGGAGTTGTGCGGAATAAATCGTTTTTGTGCTGATGTAACGTATGGGAATGGTAAGTTTTACGGCGATATAGAGAAGCCTATATTTAAAGGTGATATTTCACCACAGGTTGAGGGTGTAACAGAATGTTCTAGCTCATCTTTGCCTGTTGAGGACTGCCAGTTTAAAAGCTTAGTGTTTGACCCTCCTTTTTTAACTTATGTAAAGCAGGCTAGGGAACACAATTCTATAATGGCTAAACGATTTGGCGGTTATTGGCGATATGATGAACTAGAAAAGCATTACCGAGAAACATTAATTGAAGCCAATAGAGTGCTAGATAAAAAAGGCATTATGGTATTTAAGTGCCAAGACATAATACACAATCACAAAATGCACTGTACTCATATGAATGTTATTGAATGGTCAAAAGGCATGTTTCGGCTTAAAGATTTGTTTATCTTGCCAGCTAAAAGAAGGATGCCAATGCCGCAACAAGAAGGCGCTAAAAAGAGAGTGCAAAAACACGCTAGAATTTTTCATAGTTATTTTATGGTGCTAGAGAAGGTAGGGTAAAAATGAAGCCGGTTAAGTATATGAATAAGCAATCAAACGCTAATCACACAGACTCACTAATTGATGCCGCTTTAGCGTGTGCGGTAATGTTTGCATTAGTTGGTGTAATGATGTATTTTTTGATTTAGTTTTCACACTAACTAATACCAGCCTCGCCCCTTAATTGGGGTTTTTGGGTGCCAGCGTTAAACTGCTGGTATGCAGGCTTGTTAGCGCGAACCTGCAAACCCTGAAGACCCTTTGACCCGCGCGATACCCTTTACGAACATCAGGTGCGGGTCTTTTTTATTTCAAAGAGTCAGAGTGTACCTTGTGTTTCTTTTCGTATGTTCTTTGCGCTGCTAATCCCAGCATCCCCAAAAGAAGCGTCATTAAGTCGCTAATATCTAATTGCGGTGCGCCCTTTAAATCCACATCAAATAAAAATGCTATCCATGATATTAGTGGCTGAAATATGAAATTCCAAGCAATACCGAATCCGCAAACCCACCCAATAAACGGGCGCCACCCGGACACAAACAGACTCTTGCTGGCTGCTTCTATCTTGTTGATGTCCATTTGACCTAGTAGCAATTGAACTTCAGCTTGCAGTCCTGCCAAGTCGCCATCTTGAGCGAGTTTTGATAGTTTTAATTGAGCATCTGCTTGTTGTGCTGGATCAGGCCAGATTCTACTAATGGCCATCTTGCCGATATCTAAAGCCGCGCTGATTGGATCAAAGCTCATGGGTTTCTAATCTCCAGCACATAAGCCAAATCTAGGTCATTAAAGAAAAAATTGCGCATAGCTTTCAAGCACTCTTTAGGCAATAAAATACAGCCTTCGCTATGACTTGGCTTTGTGCCTAAGTGCATTTCAATATGAGTTCGCTCTTTTACGTCTAACACCCTAAACCACTGGAAGCGGCCATGCGTATCGCGTTTGAATTTATAGTGCCCGGCAGGTATGCAAGAGATTGATGTTTGATTGTCTAACCAAGGGCGCTCTAATGATTTATATTCAGTGCCATCAGGCAAAGTTAGGATGCCGTTAGTTCTATCGCTCGGTGAATCCAATCGTTGCAGTATCATGGTATTAGTATGGTTTTGATCAACGCAACTATTACGGCGCCAAATAGGCCAACTGAAACCCATTTCAAGTGTCTGACCTGACTTTTGAAATCAATCATCAAAGCCTGGTTGGTTTTAACGCCTGACATTTCAATGTTAAGTTTGTCGATTTTACCTGACATAAGATTGCTATTTATTACAACGTTATTAATTTCGACTTGCTGGACTTGGATTTGTGTTTGTGTCTTCGATAATTCTTTTAGATTATCATTAATGTTCTTGTTGAATTCAGACTGACTAGCCATGAATAAACTAATCTTTTCGTCTAGCCTCGCCAGTTGCTCTATTGTTGCGCTCATTTAAACAACCCCACGCTATCAATACTGTTTTTGCGCTGATTATGATTATCAATAAACAAATTATAGACATAAAAAGCAGCACTCAAACCTCCTGTAATCACTAGCATTAATTCAAACGATTCAACAATAACGCCAACATTTAAAGGTTGGTGCCATAGCATGTTTTTCAGTGTGTCGTAAAAACCAACATGCACAAGAAAGTGTAAGACGCTGGTTAATAAACTAACCGTAGAATAACACAATAAAAGTTTTGAGTTTGTTTTTTGATAAAAGATAGCGGCTATTATAGATACAATTCCATAACTTGCGCTATATGCGAGATAGTACCAATCAGCATAAAAATTATTACACACGGTAATTAATGTAAACGCTAATAAAACAACCGCTAACTTGATCATTTTTTTGCTTTCTTTTTGGCTTTAGGCTTAACCGCTGTCCTTTTAAAAAGCGGCGATGGCTTACCTTTATCTTTACTTCTTGGCATTTTAATTTTCCTATGGTTGTTGTCGCTGGTTATTTTAACACGCTGATTAGTTTTTATTCAAAAAGTTTAGGTTTACCAATTCCTCGTAAATTATCCAAAGATACGGCATCATAAAACCTGTAACTTGATAAGTCTGATGGCGTACATGCTGGCAAGGTGGGGTATCTGTTGTCTGAGAAGTACCATTTATCGCCATCTTTTAAACCTAATATAGCATGGTTAAACGGCACATCTTCAGGCGTATATTCAACCGCACATCTAATAATTCGCAAGGCGTCAGCATCAACGTCCTGCTCCATTAGTCGATTCATTATAGTAAGGGCTGCATCTTCACAGTCACCCACATAAGGGTCTTGTAGAATAACCCACGACTCAAATTTGTTAAGTCGTGAGATATCAGATTCCCAGATAAAGCCCATATCTTTATAAAGCCAGTTGTGAGCTTTAGTAAATAGGTCTAAGGACATATCATTGTTCCTTTGTTAGCTGGGTTATCACATATGTTCTCCACTGCTATTGGACTATCCTTGTCCGTTAGCTTAGGAGGCGCGGCGCAAGATGTTAGTAGTAATATAATCACCAATACAGCTATGCACTTCACAAATACCCCCTTAATCTATCTGAGCTAACCCGCGACTGTTAACTGATGGTAAGTCGGCCAGGTAAGGTTTAACTATTAAGCCTCGACACCTGATAGGGGCAACCCCTGGATTACTTGTAGCTTGTAGTTTTATTCTTAATGTAGCGGTGGCCGCCTGTGCCGCTGTTATATTTACAAACTCAACACCACCAACAAGAAATACAACCGTTGCCGTGACGCCTTCGGCTAGCCCTGAATAATCAATATCACTAACAAAAGAGCCAGACCATGAATCACCAGGTGCACTATATAATACCGCCGCCGTTCCCGCTATAGGCCCATAAGTAGGAGTCCCGCTAGCTACCATTCTGCCGCCGCCGCTAACTTTAAATAAGCCTGACTCGCCACCAACCATGTCACTAAAAAATGTATCAACTGTGATAGTAACCGGACCGCCTGCTGCTAATGGGCTGCTAGAAGGGAAATAGTAGTTGAACACGCCTAATAACTCTGTCCACCTCTGGCACTCAACTAAGTCAGTAGTTAATGCTGCGTATGTTTCTGGGCAGTTTATAGATGCTACGTCGTAACTATTAGCTGTATTAAATAGCGTTTGGTCTGCTAAGTCTGTGTAGTAGTTAAGCGGCGATCTAACGCTGGTTCTTAGCGCGGATAATGTTGTTGTACTACCTGCCACTATTAAAGCTATACGCCCTACATGAATTCTCACGTCTTTTATAGATAAGCGTTGAGGCATAGCAAAGAAGCGCAACATAGGCGCGGTGGTTATGCCGTCGGGTGCGTTTGCTTGATCTTCTCTTGGTGCTGTCTGTATATTGTTTAGTGTAATACCAGATCTAAAGGCACTGCCAGTATCGCCAGGATTCACAACGTAGTAATTAACCAAAGCACCAGCACCGCTTTCAAATCCAATTCTACACTTAGATATTGAGATGTTAGCTCCTGTGCTTGATCCTGCTGTGCCGCAGTTTACGTAAGCAATCTCACTACCTCCAAGAGATGGACCTCCAGAGAATATGCTGTTATTTATACGCATAAACCCTTGATCATTTCTTATATACCCATCACCTGTTGTGTATGTAGCTGCTGCTGCAAAGCCAAACCAGCAGTCCTCAAAGGATGAGAAATCACACTCTAATACATGCACGGGAGTTTTTATAGCTTGGAAGTAACAACGCTTGAACGTAAGTGAAGAACTTTTATTCCGGTACTGCAGCCCTATACCAGTATCGACTACTGAGTTACGAGAAAACTTACAGTCTTCAAAATTCACCCTAGCGTCTGAGTTGTCGGTGCTGTTAAATTCAATACAACCAGTAGATGTGCTGGCAAAATTCATCCCTTTAAAATTAACTTCAAAGTTTATACCCGTAAAGTTCATTAAGAATCCGCTGAACGTCCCATGAGCCAAGAGCAAAGTCCAAGACGTCCCTTCCGTACTAGAGTATCTATCAGTTATAGAAATGCTGGCAGAAGTGGCGTAACCTTTAGATAGTGGAAACACCACTTTTATAGTAGGGAAGTTAGCGGCTGATAAAGGGGTGGGGGTTGCTTGGTTGGCAACTGATGTGATGCCGACGTAATTATAAGCCGCTTGAATGGGTATGTAATCATCAGGAATGTCACCTAAATCTGTTATTCCTAACGCGCCAAACCATTTAACGCTCACGTAAGTTCCATCCGTATCTCTCACCCATGCGCCGCCAAAGTTAGACGATACATACATGCCCTGAAAAGGGTCTGTCGCAATTGTGCCGGGAGTTACGGCTGCGTCATAAGTAAACATGCCAGATCTGCCGCCTAGATTTAAATATACGCTTTTAGCAATGCTTACCCCGCTAGCCGAAAGGTCAGAAAGTGAATCAACGCTAGCTATACTGCCTTTTTGAGATTTGCCACCAAGCGTTGCGCCATCTCCAACCACCAATGAGTAGTCATCAGTATTAACTACTATTTCACCTAATGCGGGGGTAAAAACCGCCATTTCTGAACTTGATCCGCGTCTCCGCTTAACTTCTGTACTCATTCTATATACTCCCGTAATCTATTGTTTCTGTAACTGCTTCGGTTATCAATCCGTAATCAATTAATGTCGCTGCAACTTCTGATACTCTACCATAATCTATGCTTTCAATCTCGCCGCCGGTAGGTGAAATATTATCTGCTACCCGAATAGCCTGAGATGTGTCGTTAGCGTCGGCCTCTGCCTCTGTCCTAAACAAGTAAGCATCATATCTGCCGTTGATGTATGGCATCACGATAGCGCCGCCAGCCGACACAAAGAAGCCGTCAGCGTTCAATTGTAGCTTTGCGACCTCAACTAAGACGTTAACAATAATGCCTATTGTTTTTGGCGTGGTAGTGGCTGGCTCATAAGCTTTCAGCCAATACGTTTTGAAGTCTCTGTAGTTTACAGCTATGAAAGAAATAGGACTAAAGGACATGGCAAGTTCTCTTTTT